CGCTCCATGCCGCCGTGGCGACCGTGCCGTTTTCGTCCGCCTCGTACCAGTACCAGCTTAGCGGGTCGCCGAGCTTCGTGCACCAGACGGTGTCCTGCGCGCAGGCCCAGATGCGGTTGGCGTATGTGCATGCGTGCAGCGCCATGGGCATGCGCCGCGTGACCGTGATGTGCTCGACCGCTCCGACGGCGGAGAACGTGTCGGGGTCGAACACGAGCACCGCACCCGCGATGGCGCGGATGATGTAGGTGCCGTTGTCCTCCGGCGTGGAAAAGCCGCTGAACGTCACGGCGTCGCCCACGCGAAAGGGCGTGTCGATGCCGTTCGCGGCGACGGAATCGGCGCGCGCGCCGCTGCTGTCGTCCGAGCGCTGGAGCGCCACCGTGCCGCTCCAGCTCGGCTCGGCGCTGCCGAACGTGCCCATATCCGGCCGGTACCAGACCTTGTCCGGCCAGATGAGCACCGTGCCGCCGAGCTCGGCGAACACCTTCGGCCCGTTGATGAGCGTGCAGCCGTCGACGGGCGTGCCGTTAAAATACAGCGTCTGGCCCGTGCACCAGAGCAGTCCGCCGTCGACGGCGAACAGTCCGTTCGCGCTGCCGCCGCCGGTCGGATAGGTCAGCGTGCGGCCCGGCCGCGTGGAAAACAGCGGCGCGTCGGTCGCCGAGCCGTTCGTCATCTCGTAGATGCCGCCCTCCGGGCAGCCCGGCCGGTGGTCGTAGCCGCGAAAGTCGGTCTGTACGCGCCGCGTCACGGGCATAGCGCGGGGAAATGTGGGTAGATGCATTGCCTGCCTCCTTACTGGTTCGTGGTCTGCCCGCTGCGCAGCTCGGCGCGCAGCCGTTCGAGCGCGGCGGGGTTGAAGTTTTCGCGCCCGAGGTTCGTCAGTGTGTACTGCAGCGCTTCCAGCAGCCGGACGATCGTCTCCTCCAGCGCCGTCACGCGCGCGTCGAGCCCCTCGGCGCCGGTGCGCTCCGGCAGCGGGAAATTCAGCGGGGAAAAGTCTGTCATGCCGCGCCGCCTCCGTCCCCGTCTCCGCCGCCGCGGTCGGAAATGCCGGCGCGCAGGGCGGCGATCGCCCGCATGAGAAACTGCGGCATCGGCGCGCCGAGCGCGCCCGCGTTTTCGGCGATGCTGCCCAGCTCCGTCAGCAGATACCACGCCGTCACGAGCGGGCACAGCAGCACGTCGTAGTCGATGCCCAGCCCTGGCACGCTGCCGAGCAGCACGCGCAGGGCAAAGTCCAGCAGCGCCGCCACGAGCACGCCCGCCACGCTGCCCGCCTTGTGCCACAGGCCCTCGCGGGCGGCGCGGCTGCTCCACGTTCCGGCGCGCAGGGCGGCGGCGCTGCCGGTGGCATAGTCGAGCAGCATGGCCAGAAACCATGCCGCCGCCAGCCAGCCCGTCCAGCCCCAGAAGGCCGTCAGCGCTGCGGCCGCCGTGCAGGCGGCCGCTTTGATCGTTGTGAGTCGGTCCATTTATGTCTCCTTTGCCTGATCGACCATCCGCTGGCACACGATCAGCGTGCGCAGCATGTCCGGCGAGAGATCCAGCTCGCCGCGTTCATTGCCCCGCAGTGCGCCGCGGTCGATGAGCCGCTGCGCATCGCTGCGCGCCCACGCGGGCACGTCGTCGATTTTGTTGTATCGTGTCATGGGTTCTTCCTCCTCTTCGTTCGGGTGTTCCGGCGTCAGCATGGCCAGAAATGCCGTCCACTGCGCCGGGTCATCCACCCACGGCATGGGGCAGCGCTTGCCCGTCACGTCGTAGTGCCGCAGCACGTGGTCGGTGTCGATGCCATAGCGCTGCATGATCTCCCGCGCCAGCGCCGCGGCGTTGGCCACGGTCTCCGGCTTGATGTAGTAGCTGCCGTCGGCGCGCTTGCGGCTGCACATCTCAATGCCGATGCTGTTGGCATTGCGGCACTCGGGGTGCCAGTACGCCCGCGCGCCGCAGTGCCACGCCGTGTCGCCCTCGCGCACGGACTGCATCGCGCCATACTCGTCGCAAAAATAGTGCGCGCTGGCCTGCAGGCCGCCCACGCGGTGGTAGTAATCGCAGTTGTTGCGCGCGGTGTCACCGTTGTTTGCCGTGTAGTGCATCACGATGTACCGCACCGGCTGCGTGCGCCCGGCGCGGTAATTTGACGGATCGCAAGAAACAAATTCCATCAGCTGTTACCTCCTTCATCTCTGCATCTCATCAATCCGATGCTGTAGGGCATCCTGTAAAATCAACAAGAGGCTCTTTTGAGGCTTATATGATTTCTTCGTTTGTAGTAACAATTACATTTTCCAGCGTGTCGTAGAGCACGATTGAAAAATAGGCTGCGCCATTTGAACTGTCGAATTTAAAATCGGCAACTCCATTGGCAGCATTAAAGTTTATAACAGGCCCTGCTTGGCCTTTTTCGATATTGGCCAAAGATGTATATCCGACTTTGACTTGGGTTCGGTCAGACTTGAAAAACTTGATAGATTGATATGATATATCAGTGTTCCCTTTCCATCGAATACGCACGACATCACCCTTTTTGACCGGGAGCAAGCCCGTGATATTCGTCCCTGAGTGTGCAACAGGTGCACCGCTGCTGCTATTGTATCGCATATTTTTATACATAGGCGTATGCCCGATGACGTTTCCATCCATGTCAATCGCGGCATCAAGCAGGTTTGTATATGCTGGGGCTTGGGCTACAGCGGTTGCCGTGATAACAATATCGCCGATCACCTCTGGAATAGCTATGACCCCATCTTTGTAAAATGTGGACACGTCCTCACCTCCCATCATGATTTTTACATTACTGACTTCGCACCCCGTGTCGGCAGTTATCGCAGTACAATAAGACTGCCCGTCGATGACATACGCGCGTGGGTTGCTACTTGTGCATTTTGTCAAAGCGACCCGTACAGCTCGCCTCAGCACGTCCGTGCTGCCACGCAATACAGCAGCAGTCACGTCCTTCCCGCCCATCGTCACTTTGATGGATTCAATCAATTTGCCGTTCGTGGGAGTGATGCTTGCTACGAACGGCTGGTACTGCTGCACAGATGCCGCTCCGTTGCTGACTGTGACATCAGTGAGTGTTTTTGTGATGCTGTACGTTGCGATATCTGCCGTCACTGTCTCCGGCGTCCCGTCGATCATAGCTGCTCGGAAAGCGTTGATTTTTTCGATTGTAATGCCGCACGACACCATAAAATTAACCACCTTATCGCGGAATGTCGCACCAGGATAGGCATTCAAGTAGTTAATCTCGCGCGTCCACGGCGTTTCGTTCCTGCGACGGGCTTCCGCATCTGTGCTGACGCCAGAATTAAAACTCGAAAGTTCGTAATCCTTATCACAGTCGGATTGTGATACCCCAAGTATCGCTTCGCACAGCAGAGCGACCACGCCCGTTCGATCTGCGCCCGCAGAGCAGTGGAAATATGTCGGCTTGTTTGCGATGACATAATCGAAGAGCGGGTCGAAGATCGCCTTGATATTCCCGCTTGACTTCTGATACGCAAGGTCGTTCCATGTCATATCAACCCACAGCATATCTACGGTCGGTCCAAAGCCACTTTCTGTCCTGCCGTTCAGTTCAGACGCAAAACGCAGGTCAATTTCCTTGAGGATTCCGAGCATATCAATCGCCTGTTGTCTGCCGTCATCGGTCAGATATCCATACATCTCGCCGCCCCTGAAGAGCAGCCCGTACTTTACCATGCCACCATCGCAATCCCAGTCTCCAAGATCGCGCACGTTGCCCACGTTCAGCAAATGAATCATGCGGCACGCTCCGGTCGGTTTAATGACGCCATGCTGGATAACTTTTCCGTCAACAAGCAGCACAAAAGTTGATATCGAGCCCGGTGTGCAGTTATAGATTGTGATTGCTCCTGCGCTGACCGGCTGCGAAACACTGTTACCTGTGTACCCGTCCACGATTGTCAGCGTTCCGGCGGACTTCATCACAATGTCTACGCCAACAGGTCGGTTTGCGCTCACTGTCGTCACATATTCGGGTATCTGCGAGACAGTGTAGTCCGAGGGGTCGTAAGTGACGTTTTTCAGATACCTGTCTACCTCTGCGCGGCACTGGTCAAATATGTACACTTCGGTTTCCACTCCGGTGTTCAAGCAGCGCCTCACAGCATCGCCCATCTCCGCGACTTTGTATTTCGTTGCAGTGCCATTTTTCTCGCGGATAGCTGCTGCAATGTCCTGTACGGCGGTTTCTTCGTAGAGCTTTTTCATCTCAGTAGCTCACCTCCGTGCCGTCCGGGAGCGCCGCAAGCACGTTGTTTACGATCTCCTGCTTGTCTGCCGCGGTCCAGTAATCCGTGCCTTTAACGGGTGTGTGACCGGCAGCGCCCGGAGTGCCGGGGTCGCCCTTTTCGCCTTTTTCGCCTTTCTCGCCCTGCGCGCCCGGCGCACCGGGCGCGCCGTCCTTACCGGGAGCCCCGGCATGGCCTTGCGGGCCAGCAGGGCCAGCAGGGCCAGTTGCACCTGCGTCACCCTTCGCACCGGTTGCTCCGCGCGATGGCTTGCCAGTGTCCGTGCCGCCAAGATACCAGTTTCCATTGTCGCCGATGTGCGGCGTAACGCCGTCCGCACCAGCAGCCCCCGGTTTGCCATTCGTGCCATCCTTGCCCGGAGCACCAGCTGGGCCTTGCGGACCAGCCGGACCTGTTGCGCCCGTGTCGCCCTTCGCACCCTGCGCTCCGGTGTCGCCTTTTTCGCCGGGTTCGCCATTATCACCCTTTGGGCCGGGGTCGCCTTTCTCGCCGGGGTCACCCTTATCACCCTTTTCGCCGGGGTCACCCTTCGCGCCGGGCTCGCCTCTTGGGCCTTGCGAACCGTCCGCACCCTTGAGCTCGGCCACGGCGATGAGATTTTGCCACGTGCTGCCGCTGTCCGTGCTATACTGCACGTAGCCGTCCGCCACGCGCAAGTCCATGCTTCCCGCGCCGCCTGTCCGTGCCACCTCGTTGATAGCAGCCACCAGCGTGTCCTTTGCCTCCGTCGTCAGGTCGGCAAGGTCACCGATCTGACGCTGGATCGTCTGCAGCGTCATCTGGTCTGTCGGGGTGTATACATATCCGGCGGGCTTCGCGCGTTTGTGCACGGCAAAGTCCTGCTGCACCATCGTATACGCGCCGGTGTCGTCGGTGACGTAGGCGTAGGCCGTCAGCGTGTGCCAATCCTGAAGCAGCTCATCCGGGATGATGGCCGTGCCGTCGTCCCCGACATCCACGTCCACGCTGCGGCCAAAGCATCGATTTTGATAGTGGATCTGTTTGACGCCGTCGCCGTCGGTGATCTTGACCCGCCGCCCGGTGTCCCACTGCCACAGCGCCCCGCGGCCGTCTGCTATCGTAATGGTCATATAGCTACCTCCTACTTGTATTTTCCGATGACATAATAGGCAATGCGCGGGGCGCTGATTGTGCCCTGATTCGGCCGCGCCAGCGCATACGCCGGTGCACTGGTTTTGAGATTGTCGGCCGCGCTGAACAGCGAGATCAGCCACGCATCCCCGCTTCCGCCCATATACGATGCCGTCACCGTCGGTTCTTCTGTGAACGAAAACGGATACTGGCGTGCGCTGACGTTCACGGCAAGGCGCATCCACGTGCCAAAGTACAGCGCCCCCCATGCCTCGTCGATCGTCAGCTTATCCGTATCGAACTTCGCCCACATCTCGGCGATGCCGTTACTCCACTTGCGCCACGCCCACTTGCCGGTCTTGCCCTGGGCAACGACATAGTCCGCGCCAACACCCGATACCGACGATCCGGAAGGGCCGCTATCGGACGTGTTGTAGCTGCTGCCGGATTCGACGCTATTCCCGACCGATGTTTTGCCGGAAAAAACGAATGTGTAATCCGTGATGATTGACGGGTATTCTCGGCCGTTGATGTCCTTGACGATGACCTTGTCGAAAATGTCAAGGCGCGGATCAGACGGAAGATCGCCAGAAAATTTATATACCGGCTTTTCTTTCAGCTGCGCGTACAGCGACTCGGAAACAGCTTCGGCCGCAACGGTGATTGACCCGGCCGGCCCTTCGATACCCAGCCACAGGTTATCGTCGTTCAGTTCAATGACATAGCCGCCGGAACCGGAAAAGTATGTGTATTCCTGCCCGTCACTGGCGAACGTCTTTTTCACGCGCACGCCTGTAACTTCTACCGGCGTTTTCGCCACCTCTACAGGGTTGATCCACTGTGTAAGCGTCACATCTGCCGCAGACGTGATCGGGCGCACAAACAGTGTATTTCCAGACACCATGGCATTGCCTCCGCAGGCCAGCGCAATTGCTTCGATTACTTGCCGGATGGTGTGTTGTGCGTCCACGGTCGCCAGCCCGTTATACTGCAAACCGTGCTGATAATCCATTGGGCCGGGCGTCAATCCAAGCTGCTGCGCCGCCAACTTCCACAGTTCCATATATTCGTGTTCGCCCTGCATCACTGCCGGACACAGCACGTCCGCCGCCTTCATGGCGTCGTAGCAGGTCAGCGTGGTGACTTCGTGCACGGTTTCCACTTCGTACACCTTGAAGTGGCCCATGTCCACCATGCGTTCGATTCCGTCAATGGTGATTGCCGCTTTCAGATGTGCCGTGGCCCCTTCGTACAACGACCAGTAGTCGGCGTTCGACCACCCGATGTCGTACATTTCAATTGTCGCGCATTTGCACACAGATAGCCCGACGGGGTAGCTGCCGGATGATGTCTGCGCCGAGATCTTCGTGCCGCCCGGACGGAAAGACTGCCGGCCTACCTGCAGATACTGCCCAGCCTTCAGCGTTACAGTTTCACCGTTCCTCTCAAACGTGATATCGTGATCCCACGTAAAAGATGCTTCGACCACAAAGTTCGTCTGCGATGGATAGACGCTTGTGATTTGACTTTCGACTGTTCGCATATCATGTCACCCCCAATCACGTCAGCGGATTGACGCTGACCATGTTAAATTCCAGCGACGTAAACAGCTCCTTGCCTTCGTTCAGGCGTCCGATATTCAGCTGCCCTTTGCCGACGTAAAACCACGACGTACACCACGCGCCATAATAGGCGGAAAAGTAGTGAAGCTGGAATCGCTGGCCTTTGGCGATGATCTTCAGGATCTGCGACAGCATAGTTTTGCTGATCGACGCCCGGCTATATCCAAGTGCCTCGACCGTGAATAGCGGGCTGACGACGGCCGCGCCGGTCTGGGTGCGGCCGCTGTCCTCCGTGTAGGTCGTTTCAAAGTCATACGACAGCGCGCCGGAATCCGGCTGCGGAAGTACCAGCCAGACATCCGACGTGCTTTTGCGAATTTTAATGTATTCTTGTGCCATGTGTTACACCGCTACAAGCGGGTTTTTACCCGTTTGCCCTTTCCGCAGTTTTGCTTCGGTGATTACTTCATCAAACAGTGTGCGGCGATCTAGCCGCGCAATGAATTCGTATCGGCTGCCAGCGCTGCCGGCTTCTTCGCGCACGATCTGGCGCAGCAGGGATTCCGGCGCTTCCAGGTTGTTGCCGTTGCGCTGGTCGCCCAGCACAGCAAGGAACTGCCGGTTCGCCGGGATGACCGCGCCGCGCGCCAGCATCGGGATCTGCGGAACTGGCAGTGGATTCACGCCCCACAAATTCTGGAACGGTGAAATGCCAAGGAAGTGCGCATTGCGGATCGTATTCAGCATGGAGTTGATCCTGTTGAACGGCACGGCGATGATCGTGTTCATGCCGCGAATGATGGCGTTGACGACCGTGTGGAAAGTGTTTTCGATGCCTTCTTTGATGCCTGACCAGATACGGCCGCCTGTCGAAAACACGTCCTTGACCTTCTGCCATGCGTCTCGGAATTTGCTCTGAAACCACTCCGGAACAGACTCGAAGGCGCTTTTGATTCCATCCCACGCAGCTACAGCGCCGGATGAGACCTTTTCCCACAGGCCGCTGAACCAGTCCTTTACGGCCGTCCACTTTTCAACGACCCAATCCGCCGCCGCTGCAACGCCATCTTCTACGTTGGCAAGAAACTGCTCAAAGGCCGCATCGATACTGCTGATCGTTTTACTGATCCATTCCTTTATGGACGTCCATTTTGCGACGATCCACACGACCACTGCAGCTATAGCGGCAATCAGCAGCGGTATCCACGCCCCTGTAATGATAGCAATAGCACCGCCAATAGTTAGCAGCGCCACGGTAATAGCCGTAAGATTCTTATTGTTGAAGCCGTTTTTAATCACATCACGAATTGCCACGCCAAGAAGGACAAGCCCCGCGATGATTGCCGTGATTGCTCCACCAAGCACACCAAATGCCATCCCAAGCCCAGTGACAGCCGCAGCAGCGCCGATGATGTACCCTGTCAGATTGTCGAAATTTATGCCGTTTTTAAGCATATCGACAACGTTGATGGCCATCAGGACAGCCCCTGCGACAGCAAGCGCCAGCTGCTTTGCCTTCGACAAATTTCCCAGGAACTTCTTTCCGATTTTCCACGCAGCGAATCCAGCGGCCACCGCTGCCACATACGGCGATAGCTCGCGGACAACGGCTGCAATCTTGCCGATTTTTCCGGTGTCGACCTGATCGGACAAATCAAATTTTGGCGCTATGCCAGACGAACCGCCTCCACCTCCGCCACCGGAACTATCGTTCGATTCCCAGCGGTTCATTTCATCCAGCCCGGAAAGCTGTTTTTTTGCCTTCTCGGCCGCATCCCCTGCGGCCTCGGTTGCGGAAGCCTGATTATACAACGCCTTTGCAGATGCATCCGCTTGTGACGCCGTTTTGCCAAACAACGAATTGATAAACACGGACACAACGGCAGTCAATTTGGCAAGCCACGCCAGAAGCGTTCGAATTGCCGGCAAAATATAGTTGTAGATCGGTGCAAAAGCGGAAATCAGATTACCCTTGATCTGCGCCAAAGATGTTGACATTTGTTTGTCTGCGCCGATTGTGCTAAGCAGCATTTTGCGCATCGTACGCAGCGCTTTGGTAATCATGGTGAAAATGAAAACGCGCTTTGCCAATCCAGAAATTCGTTTGGTGAATTTCTTAAATTGTTCTGACACCGTCTGCGTTGTCAAAGCCGCAAGACGCTGCTTTCCCACATATTCGCTTACGGCAGCACTGGCTTTTTCCTGCGCGATCTGGCTGCTTTCCAGATTAAGCTGCGCCATTTTCATCTGCTGCGTCGTTTTCTGGATTGCATCGCCGGTTTCCTGCGTCACAGTCCCGGTGCTTCTGGTTTTCTTTTCGTTTTCGGCAACAGCCTGCAGTTCTTCCAGCTGCTGCCGCAGCGTGGCTACCTTCTGCGCGGCCTTGTCCACATTGTTCGCAGCCTTTTTCGCGTTGTTTTCCAGCTTCGCAAGGCCAGCGTCAAACTGGCCACTGTTTATCGTTGTATCAAATACCAGATCGCCGACAACATCAGCCATCGCGCACACCCCCTGTCATCAGCTGCCGGATGAATTCATCTTCGTCGTCGGTCAGATGCGCCGACTTGAAATCAATCAATTCCCGGTTTTCGTCGTAGTATTCGCGCTCCCACTTTTCCAGTTTCTTGTGCTTGCGCAGCTTCCGCCGGATGTCCAGGATCGTGGAAAACGTGCAGTCACCGATCTCCATGTAGTAGCCGATGAACGTCCACCAGTGCATATACGGCAGCGCGCGCACGTCCTGCCCGGCTACGCGGTTGATCGGCGCAATGATTATCGGGAAATCCTGTTCCCAGTCCATCTGCTTCGGCTGCGGGCGCTGATCGCCGCGATCCACGCCACCGTCCAGAAACCACAGCATGAATTTCACCGCGGCAGCCATGTCCGTGATCTGATCCCAGTCTGGGTAAAAGATCTTGACCGCCACTTCGGCGCGATCCTGATCTGTCAGCTCTGGGTCATTCAGCGCGGCGCAGATGTCCAGAATTTCGCGAAAGTCGCTTCGGATACGAAAACACCGGCCGCCGATACATGCTGCCTTCGGCAGGCCGGTATTCATGATCTGCGCTTCTTCCTGCGCTGACCGCCGCTGTATTTATCCAGGTATTTTGCCTGACGCTTCTGCGCGGCAGAGGTCGCAGCGTCCATCTCGCGCCGGATATGGCGCGAAACCGCTTCCAGGAACGAAATGATTTGCAGGGAACCGGACGGCGTGAGCGAAACGCAGTAGGCTTTGCCGAACACTGTATCGCAGACGGGCGAAGGGAACGCCGCGTCCACCTGTTCGCGTGCGTAGGCGTCCAGTTCGCGGATCGTCGTGCGGGCGTCCGTATCGCTTTCCTGCGTGCCCATTTCGTCGGCTTTGGCCTTGATCGCCATCGCTGCCGCTTCCAGCCGGTCGATGATACCGATGTCGTTCGGGTCAAAATAGATCTTCCGGTTTGCGTCGCCGTTAATGGTGAACGCTTTCAGGCCGGTTTCAAAAGAAATGTTATTGCTCACGCCGTCACCCCCTTATGCCGTCGCCTTCGTGAACGTGGCCACGCCGTCGGCAATGGCCGCAGTGCCGACCGTGCGCGTGCCGCCGTAGGTCACGTCAAACGGCATATCCACCGTCTTATCTCCGCCCAGCGACTTCACTTCGATTGCGCAGCCGCTATAGCGCTCGGCAAACATCGCCGTGTCCTTCGTGCCGGCATAGCAGTGCACGATCATCATATCCTGTTCGGCCAGCGCCGCAACGTCCTGATCCTTAATCGCCAGCTGCCACAGCTTCGTCAGCGCGGTCTCGCCGGCGTCCAGATTGCACGGGTCAAAGGTCTGCGTGATGGTCGGCGCGGACATGGTGGTAAACGTGTTGCCCAGGATGTCCTGCGTGGTCTCCTTGTTCCAGTCATATTCCTGGCTGCTGTCTTCCACGCGCTTGCCGACGATCGACCAAACCGGCGCGGAAGACGTTCCGGTATTCAGGAAGGCCATCAGCAGTTTGCGGGCAATCGTCTGGCCCGCGGTTGTGTTAAAAGTCGTACTTTCAGGCATAATGCATCACCTTTCAAAATTGTTGTCGTACCGCATCGATAGGGACACGGCCCAGTCTTCTACACCGTCGGCATAGCGCCCGGTCAAATAGGCCGCCGACACATGTACAAATGCAGTGATCGTCCGGCCATCGCCGATGTCTGGCCACGCGGCAAGCGTGTGCTGCTGGCCGTCCGCCGTGATCGGCTGTTTTTCCAGCCACCTCGCCAGTTTGTCCAGCCAGCCCTTGATGTGGATGCGGTCAGTTTCCGACTGCGGCACGGCGCGATATACCACCTGAAACGCATAGTTGCATTTCTGGTACACACCGCCCATGATGTCGGTCGTTTCGCTGATCACCGTCGCCGCAGCGGACGGATAGATCCCGACGCCAGACTTGTCACCCAGTTCGCCGAACCGGATTTCACGCGCGCGGATGGCAGGGAAGTCATTCAGCAAGTCGCTCAGGATCGTTGAAAAATCTTTTGTGTCAACCATTTGATTCCCCCAGGATGATCCGCTTGCACTCCGCGGCCCATTCCTTGCCGTGTTCGTTTTGCGCGACTTCCGCCCAGCGCGGCACGCCGGTCGCAAACCGCAGGTCGCGGTCGGCTACAACTTTCACAGCGCCCTTACGCGCCCACGGCGAACCGGTTTCCGGGTCGACCATGACCTTGCCCATATATAGATACCTCGCATATGGGCCTGGGAACACAACCTGCCGGCCACCTTCTGTGACGTATGAACGCTGCTGCAGGCTGCCGGTTTTCAGCGGCATATACAGCTTGCTGTCCGCAAGCACCTGCTGTCCAAGCCATTCCTGTGCCTTGGCGAATCGTGGACCGTATTTTGAGAACCGAAGATTTACCCGGACGCGCCCTTTGACATAGCTGACGTCCTTATAGTGCTTGATGCCGCTCATGATGCTGTCACCTCGAAGTGCGCAATCAGCTGAAACCACGCGCAGGATGTGATGCGGTGGCACTCTGTTACTTTGCACAGCACATCGTATTCCGCCCAGTCGTGCTCGCCGCGGCAGAAATAATCGCCTGGCTGAAACGCAATCATGCCGCTGCGGTCATCCGCCGCCTGGTACACTTCCGGCGTCGCATAGGTCAGCGCGCCAATGGACGCTTTCGGTACAAGCAGCAGCACATAGTGCACAGGCACGTCGCCGGCCGTACCTGGCGTCATAGCGGTTTTCGCTTCCACCTTGACGCCGGTCAGCACGTGCCGCACCCACGTATCGTCCTGACCGCGCGCGCCGCGCACACGGGAAAAAAGCGTGACCATATCGCTATGCAGCAGCATCAGCACGTCACCCCCGCATACAGAACAAGGACGCCATCCACGGCCACGCCGGAAAGCCAGCGCCGAAGCAGGTCAAACACCAGCGCATCCCGCGCCGCTGTGGTCTTCGCAGCAGTCGTGTAGCAGCTGTCGGCCGCCTTGTATGTGATCGATTCGCTGCCGGACGACACCGACGCTACAGGGCCGGCGGTTTTTACGCCGCCGGCGTCTGCGGTTTCCGCTGCGCTGTCACGCGCCTGGTCGATGCGGTAAAGGCATTCGGCCAGTTCGCACGCGCAATCCTGCAGCTTTTCGGCGTCGATCGTGGATTCCGGCAGCGTGCCGCCGAAGCGGTCGAACGTAAAGCGGTCGATCTCCCGCGACGCCGCACGCAGGTAGCGGGCAGCAGTCACTTCGTCGCGGAAAGGGGACAGATCGTCCCCGTACCGTTTTACGTATGTGTCAAAATCCGCGTACACCGTGATTCACCTGCCGATCACGCGCTTGCGTAGGACTTCACGTGCACCTGCGCAGCGTCCAGAACACGCAGGGCGGCGTTTTCCTCGACCTGCGCCTTCGTACCGGCAAACAGCTCAGAATCGACCATGCGGACGATGCTGAAGTTATCGCCGACACCGAAGGCGTTCGGATCGTACATGATGAATTCCACCTTCGCGAGGTTCGCCGCCGTAACGCTGGCCTTCGTACCGCCGTGCGGATAGTAGGCAAGATCAGCAGACGACGCGAAGCCGTTGACTTCGATCCAGGTAAAGCCCATGAAGCTGCCTACCTGGCCGCCGGCAGCGGCGGCGAGCAGCATTTCGTTGGACGTCGGGATATACTTCTCGCCGGCAAACTCCAGCATCGTCGCGAAGAAGTCCGGGCTGCAAAGCACGATGGTGGGGTTGGCTTTCGCCTTGACCATGGCTTTGCGTTCGGCCAGTACCTGCGCCTTGAAGTTGGCCGCAGTGGTCTTCGTGGTGTTGGTGGATGCAGTACCCTCGGAGATCAGGCAGGCAAGCGCGCACTGGTTCTTTGCCTCCGCGACTTCACGGGTGGCAAGTGCCAGATGCTCCTCGGCAATCGGGAACGCCACAGCAGCGGCCTGCACGCCGTAGATCTTCTTCGACGCATGAATGTTGTTGTTGAAAACGGCCTGCACCAGCGTGTCAGCGGCGGCGGTGTCCGTGAAATCACGGCCGGGCGTGCCGACAGATGCTGCGGTGGAGGTCAGCTTGTGCCAGTAGCAGCCGCCGGCGCCGTCGACCATCACGTCCTGATAGGTCACGCCGGGCACAAGCCAGGTCTTATAAAACAGGTTGGGAAGAACAGTTGCCTTGTACTGCTCATCCACGTAAAGGGAACCGTACTGGATAGACATAGATCATCATTTCCTTTCGTAGTCTTAGCCCCTGAAAAACGGATTGTTTTTGTATTTCTGGGCTACGTATTCTTTTGCGCCCCCCGCCGGCGGCACCATACCGCTGTGATCGGAAGAAAAGCGCGCCTTGCTGGCGGGATCGGCCACAAGGATGCCGGGGATCTCCTTGCCGTCCCGATCGGTGACAAGGCCGGTAAACAGGTCGTCGATCGACTTGCCGCGCGCATCGTCAGACCCCAGTGCTGTCACCAGCTTGTCCGTGATGCTTTCGCGTGTGATGTCGTTGACGAAATGCTTTCCAGACAGGAACGTGTCCACCGTACTGCGCAGCTTCACGGCGGCAGCGTCCTTCTTGCGGTTGTCCCGCTCGTCCTGCAGGTCATTGGTCAGTGTCGTGATCTGACCCTTCAGCGCTGCGACATCCACGCCGTCAAAGGCGGCAAGCTTGCCCTGCGCGTCTTTCAGCGATGTGTCCAGCGCGTCGTGGCGTTCCTGCAGCTTGGTGAATTCCGCCACGGTCTTGTAGTTCTCGGCGACAGCCTTGCGCAGATCCGCCGCTTTTCCTTCCGGGATCGTAATGCCGAAGTCGGAAAGAATGGTCTCGATGTTCTTCATGCGTAATCCTCCTGAACGTGGTTTTTTAACAGCCCGTCGACTGTGTGGATTGAGCCGGATGGACCACCGGCGGGGTCGTGATATTGCAAAGAGGCAGCCGGTTTCCCGTCCGCCCCTGCGTATCCTGATTCGATTAATGAAGTCAGCCGGTAACGGCAAGCCGCTCGTGGTATGGTTTCAGATCGTTATCGGCGCAGAACTTCGTGTAGGCCGCGTTCTGTTCCTGCAGGCGCTTGGCGGACTGCGCATATTTCTCCTGCAGCTTTGCCTTGGCCGCCGGATCTTCACAGTTTTTCACGGCTGTGTGCAGCGCCGTGCACTTGCGCTTCTGCGCCCGGATGCGGCGTTCCGTCGCACGCTGCGTCTGCGACAGCTCGTAGGCGCGGCGGTTGGCTTCGGTGTCAATCGGCTTGTTGTGATTCTGGCTGACACCCGGAAGGAACGGCGTGAAGGAATGGCGGCAGTTATAGCCGCACAGGCCAAGCGGATTCTCCGGGTAGCCGGTCGCGTCCAGCAGGTTATCAAACTGCGCGTCCTTGCCGTCGATACAGTAAACCTTGCCCTGCCAGCCGGCGTGATCGGCGATTGGGTCGGTATCGGATACACGCGCGCCCAGATGCTGCGACACCAGCACATGATTCCAGCCCATGTCTTTGCACTGCTGGATCGTCATGTTCCCGGATGACTGTGCCACGCCGGTGCGGATGGAGCGCAGCACCGCCACTTCCAGCGTATCCTTGTGGCCAGACGGATAGCGCACGATCGGCTGCACCTGTCCCAGCGCCTTCACGCCTTCCAGCATGGCGGCGGTGTAGGACTGCGCGCCGGTGCGTACTTTCCAATACGCAGCGTCACAGATGTCGATAAACGCCTGATTGGTCGTGCCGGCCGTCGTGCGCGTGATGTTGGAAATTTCGCCGACCGTGCGTTCATAGGCGTCCGTGATGATCGCCATCATGCCGGGCGACAGGCCGGAAAACGTCACGGCGGCGGCTTCTGCATCCGCCTTTGCTGCCTGAATGCCGCTGCCCTTGAAGATCTTCGTGATTTCCTGCTGCGATTTGCCGGTGCTTTTGGCCAATGCCTTCTGGATTTCATCCAGGTTCCCGCCGGCCTGTTCCAGCGCCCATGCCTGCCATTCATCCGTGCCGGTCAGCAGCTTCTTTTCGCCGCGGCCGAACCGGATCATGAAGCGTTCGATCATGTCGCGCGCAATCCATTCCGTCAGGTCATCCAGCAACGGCAGCAGAGTTTCGCCGATCTCCTGAAACTGTTCCGGGGTGATCATTCGGTGTCAGGGAACAGCCCCGGCTTTGCTGTGTTGGCTTCGGCGTAGGCCGCTTTTGCGTCGTCTTCGCTGAACCCTTCAAAGCGCACCAGATACATCCACCACGGCAAAACGCCGAGCTGGCAAAGGCTTTTTGTGTTCTGCCGGTCTTCTTCGTAGCTATACGTGATGTCACCGAAGTTATACGCCACGGTATACGTACCATACGGCGCCAGGTCGTAGATATCGGCATAGTCGTTCAGCGCCTGAATCAGATCATCCAAAGCTGCCTGGATGCGGTCGCGGATGTCCTTGATGCGCTGGATTGTGCGGCGGTCATCAGCTTCCACCTGCGTTGCAGTAGCAAGGCCCTGTTTTTCGTTATAGCTGAAATAGCCTTCGGAAAAGCCGCACTTGGTCGACAAGCTTTGCAGCAGCATATTGATGCCGGTCTGGCGTTCGCCGGTTTTCAGCTTGCGATCGATTTCCTGATAAAAACTTTCCGCCGCTGAACCGGTAACGTTTTGCACATAGCGCGGCAGCCGCACGGAAACATTCTTCCGCCCAGGTTCGCGCAACAGCCGATCATCCACAAGGGCGATCGACCGGGAATCCTGAATTTCGTCCACCATGGCCGACCATGCAACATCCAGCCCACGCAGTTCCGGTAGGGCGTTGGCGTAAATGGACATGCCGCACGCGCCACCGTCGATGTTGTTGGCATCCGGCATGGTGCACACAGCAAATAGCGGCGCAGTATCATCCAGCACGGCGTCCGGCAGGATGCCCACCCAATCCGGCACTTCGTCCAGATTCACACGGGATGCCGCTGTTTTGCCCTTCGCCAGCCGGAACGCGCGGTTGGAAACCACATAATGCGTCCCTTCATAGCGGTGGTATTCGGCCTTGACGTAGTAATAATCCGGCGTTGCCTTTGTGTCATACAGCACGACGCCGATCACACGCTTGCGGTTATCCACGGCCGTGATCGTAAATTCCGGCGGCGTGTACAGGCCGATGCTGTCCGGCGTGGGTTTCAGCAGGAACATACCGGCGGCGCAGCCCACGTCCACCATGTCACGCAGGAACGGAATCAGTTCTTCATTCAGACGTTCCTGCAGCCAATCCGCGCGGGCCGAGCCGGATAGTTCGACGCTGACGCCCATCGTCGCAAGGCGCGCAGCTTCGCCGGTCACGGCCTTCGCAAAATTGATGGTGCGATCCTGATCGTTTGCCCACGGCGGTGTACCCATCCAGATCTGCATCCACAGATCTTCCGCTTCGCGCATTTCCGGCGTTACCAGCGGCTCAATGCGGAATTCTTCGCGGATCTGCTTTTTCACGCTGTCCAGCGGGATATTGATTTTCACAGGCAGCCAACCTCCTTGAACACTTCGCACATTTTCGGAAACTGCGAAGCAATCCAGTCCACGTATGTTTCGTCATGGCCGTATTCCGGATGCGTAAAGTTTTCGGACAGCCCGCTTTCAAACAGAAATGCATGAATGATCTCATGACGCATAACTTTTTTCTGATAGACGCTAAAGTCTTTTAGGTCGCAGTCTTTGGCCTTTTTTGAAATAACAATGGTCTTTACCGTTTTGTCGCAGTAACCATCGCATTTTTCAAGCATTGCATCTTCGGCCGCCGTGGCTTCAATGATTTCATATTCCGTCCCCAAAATATTTACAGTCATGCAATTGCCCCCCTGCGCATCGTCAGCGGTTCCAGTGCGTACCGCGTGGCGTCGATGCTATGGTTATTCACGTCCGGGTATCCGGTGACGACGTTGCCGTCTCTGTCCCGCTCGTATTCGTATTCTGAAAATTCTTTCGCTGCATTCGGGCAGCGCACCGGGTCGATGATGATGCGCCGGCGCTGCAGCCACTTCATGCCGTGTTCGATCGACCCCGGGCCTTTAACGGCACCGGTGACGGGTAAGCCCATTTCGCGGTGATCGTTGACGCTTTTCGGTTCGGCCGAATCGGCCGTGATGGTGTAATCATCATAGCCGTGTTCGATGATCCAGCGCGCCGTCTGTTCGTTCGACTCCTTGTTGGCATAGTGTTCTGCGAAGATATACACCGCCTCGCGGTCGCTGTCGTAGTAGCAGCGAATGAAGCAGTACGGATCGGGATACCAGCCCCAGTCCTCGCCCTGGAAGATGCGGTCGAAATGCGAAATTTCTTCGTCTGTGATCTCCCGCAGCTCCAGATAGTCAAAGACGCTGCCGCCGTCACCGTTGGCCACGCCTTCATATTCGTGCTCATACGCCGCTGGGTTGACCTCTTTCAGGTGTTCCGCGTCGGCGATAAACTTCGCGCCCAGCCATTCCGGCGGCGCTTCCGTGTAGCTGGAATGATGAAAAACGCGCCCCGGATCCGGGACAAGCCGTTCCTTGTTGACCCAGCTGGATTTACTTTTCGGCGGGTTATAGGACGAAAAGTCGTAAGAATCCGCGCCGCCACGCAACACAGACTGGTTAATAGAGCGTTCTTCTTCCGGCCCGCAAAGCTGGTCTTTTTCTTCCTTCCACAGGATGCCGATATACCCAAACGGCGGCTTGATGGATTTCAGCTTCAACGGGTCGTCACAGCCGCGAAAATAGATCGTCTGGCCGGTTTCTTTCAGCACGATTTCCAGCGGCGACAGTTTGCAGTTGAATTCGTCGTAAAGCCCCAGTTCATTGATCGCCCATTTCATCTGGGCATACACGCTATCTTTCAGGGTGTTGCCCATCTTGCGGATGATACAGGCATGCATCGTCGGGTTGTTTTTCAGCAGCTCGACGATTTTCAGGGATATATACGATGATTTCAGGCCACCGCGGCCGCCTTCAAAGACATACGTCATGTTCGGCTGGATGCGCCGGTTGATATCGACAAACGCCCGGCCAAGGACGCGCGCGGGCAGCTCGTAGTGTGCAGATGCACGCGCTGCTGCCCTTGTTTCCTGCTCCTCCTTGATGCGCAGCGACTTCTCCAAATCACCCGCCGCACGGAGGCGGTCAGCGATGGAGGTTTCGATGCCGAACTGGTCTTTTTCTTCACCGCGCATAATCGCTGTACGCAATTCAAGAATTTCTTTCATGGATGCGGTGCGGTCGGATTCGATTTCCGCCTGGCGCTGTGCTATATAGCCTCTGATTGCTGGTTTGCCTAGGTTTTCTGTTCCGATTGCCCCGGCCGTCTTCTTCGAGTAACCAGCCCTTCGCGCGGCTTCGCTTGCATTGCCTAGTTCGATGTAGTAATCCGCGAAAGCCTTCTGCTTTGGCGTAAGCTTCATGGAATCACCCGCTATAGATTTTCGCCAGCGTTTTTACGACATCCGCCATGCTGTAAGTTTCCAACACACGTTCGCCGCGCGGTTCGCCTGGCACGATCTTTTCGACCACATACTTCGTGACCATACGATCGTGCCGCACGGAATACGATTGCAGCTGATTGATTTTGTAGTGTTCGCCCCGCTGGCTCAACGCGGACTGCAGCTTGTAAGCCATAAATCGCATATTCATACACATCACCAGAATGCACAAAGCACCGAACCCGAAACCGGGCCGGTGCTTCGTGAGAGCTCAAAATCAAAGGAGAAAGGAGAAAAGAAGAGAGGTATTTCATGATTGCGGAACCTGCCCCCGCGCGATTCCGCAATATCACTTTACCACAGATCCCATAAAAAATCGTCTCATTTTTTTCTCATCTTTTTGTCAGCTCTCTGTGATGCCGTACATGATGATTGTGAAATTCCGAAGCGCCCGGTCTTTCCAGCGGTACACCGTTGGCTTCTCGATGGCGAGCTCGCGGCACAGCCGCTCGACACCGCCAATATACGGCGTGATATAAAAGCGCTGCAGCACACAGCGGTCCCGCTCTGAGAGCTGATTCAAGGCACGATCCACGCGGCGCACCCGGTTCTCGGTCAAGCGCTGCGCCTCTTCCAGCCGCTCTCGCTTCAGGATGTTGTTGACGAGCGCATCGTCTCGGCCGTTTGAGCCGCCGGCGACCGGACTGCCATCCGCCGCGGCGCTGCGGATGCTCGTGATCTCCATCGCCAGATCCTTGATTTGCTCGCTGATGTTTGTAATCGCAAGTTTCCGGTTCTGGTAGTTGCGCAGCTCATCGGCTGCTTCTCGCTTCCAGTCCAACTATTTCACCCCTTTCGGTTTTACTTCGTAGACAGCTTCGTAGAAACCGTCTGCGTTCTCGACCGTCCGATCAAGCGCGTACGCGCAGCCGGCAGCCTCGATGTTTTTCCACATCCTCAGCGTATGACGCCAGCATTTTTCGCTGAAGCAATCCTGCTGGTATCTGTCCAAGATCGCTATTTTCTCGCGTCGTCCCTGTTCGGGCGTAATACTTCCGGTAGCCGCCGTCTGATACAGCAGCCTAAACTTTAGGAAAAGCAGCTGCTCGGATGTGCTGAGGCCATCCGGCATTGCTGCGTTGTGGACCGCGAGGTCTTCCAGCCAGTCTGCTCGGTCGTTCACGTAAGTTCCTCCACTTCCACGTACAGGCCGGATTGCGTGTCCCAAATCTTCTGGATGATCTCCAGCGTTACCTGCGCGTCGTCGTTCCAGTACCCGAGCTTCGTCATGACGTCCTTGAGCATCTTCACCAGATTGTCTGTATCCGGCTTGGTCGTTTTCCATTCCGGTTTTGGATGTGCGGGGGTACACGGATAGCACCAGATCGTTTCAAGCCTTATAGGACCAGTAAACGGCGTCTGAGGCGCGAACTTCGCAAGATGGTCGCGAAACAGCGTGCGTGCCGCTTTCAGCTCCGACGGATCGTACTTATACGGCTTGCCATTTTTTGCAATGCCGATTTTCTGCTCCTGCGCAGTGATCGTCGGCAATTTCATAGGCACGAAAAATTTAATCATTTTTTTCATCCTTTCATGTGTGCTCCGCCTCCAGTCACGGACAGGGGAAGGGAGGACGGCGGGCGTGAGCTTACCGCCCGCCTTCCTTTCCCCCGTGACCGTCAGGGAACTTTCCCGTATTACTTCCCGTAGGGAAGTAGCTTTTTTCCCTGAGGGAAAAAGTCGATGATTTATCGAAAATTTCCCTGAGGGAAAAAGTCGATGATTTATCGAAAATTTCCCTCGTCACCGATGGCAGACTTGCCCGTCTTTAATGTAAAAATCATTATGATTTTTGATTCTGCTCCTGACGCTTTTTTCGGTGATCCCGAGGTACTCAGACAGGTCGGAGAGCGTTACGCCGGCGCCAGTGTTGCAGGCGTTGAAAGCATATTCCAGAGCGGATGAGCGCTCTTTCTGCCGCTGTTCCGGCGTTTTTTTGTTTCCGAAGTTACGCCTATAAGGCGAACCGTTTGCGGTCGATCCGGCGTCAGACGTCAGGTCTTTCAGGATGCCGGTTTCGTCCGGCAGGTGACGCGGATAATCAAACCACACGTTGACAGGATGGAATGACGGAAATTCGCGCATCGTGCCCTCCAGACGCCACGCAGACCGCGAGGCAGCCTTCCGCTCGGCGGCGGCAATCGTGCGCTCCAGGAGGCCGCTGTCGGCGATCCTGGCGCTGCAGATATCCTCCATGCGGGAGCGGCTGAGCGCGTCGTCTTGACTGACGAGATCCTGCCAGCCTTGCACATTGCGCCGGAGCAGATCGGTGAGAGCGGTGCAGACTTCTTTGTTTTTCTCCTGCTTCTCAACGGCCTCCGTGAGCTCCAGCTCGATCATGTCGATTAGAGCGTCAGGGTCTCGCGCGAACACGCCAGAGCCGGAAGCACGGTCCATGCTGCGTTTTCCGCCCTGTGAGCCCTTTGAGTGATGATGGCAGTAAATCACTGCTGCATCCAGCTCCGTGGCCACACGGTCAAACTGATTGCAGAATGCGGCCATCTGATCGGCGCTGTTCTCGTCGCCGGTAATGATCTTATAGATCGGATCGATGATGATAGCAATGTAGTTTTTCTTTGAAGCGCGGCGGATCAGCTTCGGCGCGAGCTTGTCCATGGGAATAGATTTTCCACGCAAATTCCAGATGTCGATGCTGTCCAGATGCTCCGGACGCCAGCCGAGGGCGGCGTAAATGTCCCGGAAGCGATGCAAGCAGCTCGCTCGATCCAGCTCCAGATTGACATACAGCACGCGGCCTTGGGCGCACTTCCAGCCGAGCCATTCCCGGCCTTCGGCGATAGCGCAGCAGAGTTCGATCAGCGCGATACTCTTGCCCGCCTTGCTTGGGCCAACGAGCAGCATCTTATGCCCCTGCCGGAGGATACCGTCAATCAGAGGTGGGGACAGCTCCGGCATATCATCCCATACAGCTGCCAGACTGTCAGGGTCCGGCAGATCGTCGTTGATGCTTTCAATCCAATCGCGCCATTCTTGGAAGCTCTCTTTGCCGATGTTGGTGTCCATGAGGAACTGCTTGTGATCTCCGCGTAGAACGCCAGGCATCCGGCTAAGACGTGACGGGTTTTTGTTTTGCGTGTCGCAGTCAAAGCCGTTTTTCTTCAGGATAGTATATAGATAATCCACGCGACGCCGATACTCTTCGTACGTCGCCGCTTCGATCTTTACGATTGCATGAACAGACTTTCCGCCGGAGAACACCAGGCAGGCGACGGGAAGCTCCAGCTCGCGGATGATGGCGTTCTGCTTCTCGAGCTCCATGCTGTCGGATTCCACGAGGGCATAGCGGAAGTCGGTCACATTCTCGTTCTTGACGCCTCTCCCGTCCAACGGGTTGAAACGGATCCACGCGCCGGCGGCGGGATTATAGTCGCCGAGCACAGCGCCAACGTCTCCACCGCACTTGGCCAGCTCCTCGATCAGCTGTCCGGCGGTGCGGTCGTAGCTGCCCTTCGTCGGCAGGAATTTTCCGTCTTTTTCCCACGTCTGCGTGACATAGCCGACGTTTTCGCCAGCCTCGAAGAGCGTTTCCAGGTAACGAATGATGTGGTCAACAGGATTCCAGGTGTCTGGTTCTTTTACTTCGCGGCCTTCGAGCCATGCGGTGTCCGGCACAACAACGCCCTCGCGGGCGCCGATGGTGCTATTCCAATCTAGCTCGAAATCGTCAGCGCCGCCCATCGAGTGAGGCAACCAGCCTCGCTCTTTGGCCATCTGCACGATGGTCCCGCCGGTGACCGGCGTCAGAGCGCCCTGGAAGCTGTCCCACTTTCGGAAGCACTCGCCATGATGGTAGCGGCTGTCGTTCCGGCTCCATGCTTCCCAGTCCGCGGCGGTGTATCCTTCGTGTTTCAATGCCATGCCGACATTGACCCACTCTTGATAGGAGAGATCCGCGACCGGGATGTATTCCAATAATTCCAGTAAATTCAGATCGCGCTCGGCCATGCAGTGAGCACCTCCTGTTTCGGCGGAACATATGTCGCCGGTGAAATGTCATGCGGGATTCGCCAGCCGTTCCCGGCGATTCTGTCAATCATACGTCTGGCGTCATCAAACTGCCATTGCCCGACGTGCTGAAAGCCTCTGCCTTCAAGAAAACGAATCTGTTTTGGCGTCGTGAGGCCAGCACTCCGGCGCTTATCCAGTCGGTCGAGCAGCATGGTGGCCTTGCCGGCGTTGTCGATCTGGTCCGGGAAAATGCCGAGCTTTTCTAAAGCCGAGCGCTGCTTATCTGTCGCGGGACCCATTTCCCATCCAAAGGAGGGGACGTAGCCGGTCAGGTCTTCCGCCTGGATCGACATTTCAAACTGTAGCGGATCTACGAGCTTACGCTTCCGGCGCTTCATCTCTTCAAGCTGTTTGGCTAATGCTTCCTCACGCTGCGCCACAACGTCGGATTCTGCTTGCTCTTCCGCTTCCATGATGTCAACAGCAGCGCCGGCTTCTTCAATATTTTCAGTCATTTTCTTTGCTACATCGGGCGATTCTGCGACAAGTGCAGCAGGGTGGCAGAGCTCGTGGCGCTCAGTGTGCCACAGGAAATCGAGCAAAAGCAAGTGATCTTTTCCGGGGGAAAGACGCGTGCCACGCCCGACCATCTGGCTGTAAAGGCTTCGGACTTTTGTCGGCCGCAGCACAATCACGCAATCTACCGAAGGGCAGTCCCATCCTTCTGTCAGAAGCATGGAGTTGCAAAGCACGTTGTAGCGCCCAGCGTCGAACCCCTGAAGAATTTCCGCGCGGTCGGTGCTCTCGCCATTGACTTCTGCGGCGCGGAATCCCTTAGCGTTGAGAATGTCCCGGAACTTTTGTGACGTCTTTACGAGCGGCAGGAAAACCACAGTCTTTCGATTCGTGCAGTATTTCAGCATCTCGTCCGCGATCGCATCGAGATACGGGTCCAGCGCCGTACCGAGGTCACCGGCCTTGAAGTCACCGTTTTGGACGCCGACGGAGGAGAGATCCAGCCGGAGTGGCACAGTCAGCGCTTTGATTGGGGTGAGGTATCCGTCGCGGATCGCTTGCGGGAGAGTGTACTCATACGCAAGCGTCTCAAAGTACTGGCCAAGATTGCGCATGTCGCCGCGGTCAGGCGTGGCCGTGACGCCGAGAACATGCGCAGACTTGAAGTAGGACAGAACACGCTGATAGCCGTCAGAAAGACAGTGGTGTGCCTCGTCGATGATGATGGTGCTGAAATAGTCGGGGGAAAAGCGGTCAAGCCGCGATTGTCTCTGCAGGCTTTGAACGCTGCCGACGGCCACACGATACCAGGACCCGAGGCAGCTGCTTTCCGCTTTTTCGAGCGCGGATACCAGCCCGGTCGCTTTGTGGAGCTTGTCTGCGGCCTGGTCAAGCAGCTCGCCGCGGTGAGCGAGGATCAACACGCGCCCGCCACGTTTTACGGCTTCCTCGGCCACGGCAGAAAAGACGATTGTTTTTCCGGTACCTGTTGGTAGAACGAGGAGCGTCTTATCGACGCCCCTGTCCCATTCATCAAGCACAGCTGTCAACGCAGCCTGCTGATATGGTCTGAGTTCCATGGTCAGAACTTCCCGCCTTGCCAGCCACCGGTCGGCGGGGTAGGCGCAGAAGCGGGTGAGGGAGAAGCATAAGCGGTGCCCTGCTTCGGCTCGAGAAACTTCTTGACCTCGTTGTACTGGTTACCGTTATAGGTGCGGTGTCCGATTTTGCAGCGTCCGTGTGCGCCGGTGACAGCGTTCCAATTCATGGCTACGCGCTGACCGTGCTTGCGCTGGCCGATGCAGGTGAAGAACTCGCACAGCAGTCCCTCGAGCTTTGAGTGGAGCAACAGGTCCTTTTTGACAAGCGCCTCGCCCTGCGGTGTGTCAATGCTCAGCGTGAGCATTGCCTTCGGGCACGGGCCGACTTTATCTCCACCATTGTAGCGGCCGCGTTCGAAGCACTTTACCGTAAAGTCATACTCGCCCTCCGGCAGAACGATGAAGTCCGGGCTGTCGTTTTCAATTTCGGATCCCCAGTCGAGCTCGAATCCCTGATTACCGTTGTTGTAGTTGTCCATGATATATCCTCCTTAGTCTTTTCGGTTTTGGCTTTTGATTAAGCTCAGGACACCGTCCCAAGCGCCGATAATGCATCCCTGGACAAAGTCCGGGTCATAATCGCGGATACGCATCCCGGCGGGGTAATACCCGCGAGCTGCGACTGCATCAGAGATCTGCTGCTCTGTTACGCCAGCGGCGCCCATGAGCTGCTGCAGGTCCGAAGGTATGCCGGATTCGGGCTCTTCGGGCTCACCGCTGATATAGAACGGAACGTCTTCGTCATTTGGCGAAGCTTCCGGATCTTTACTGGTGCTTGCCGGCACGGGCTCAGGTGTAGGTTCAGGCGTGGCGTTATTGCTGCTCATGAAAAGCTGCGCGATTTGCCTGAAATCCAGCGGGAGCTTGTCCGGGAGACCGTGCCGGTTTTTCGCGTCCCAGCACGGATGGTGGCTTGTGTACATGACACGCTTTCCACCCTGCGCCTTGCCCTTGGAGCTCTTTTCTTTTCCCGGCTCTTTCACGATGTAGGTCTCGTAGGTCGCGAAAAGTACAATGTCCGCCCATTCTTTTACCATGCCAGGCGTTTCTTTCATGAGCTTCATTTCCCAGCGATCATAAGCGCCGAGTTCGTCCGGCTGTTCAAACTTGCGCATTTTCGCGTGTGCGGTAAGAATCACATTGATTCCAGAGTTGATTACTTCTGTGAGCTGGTTGAGCAGCTGGCCAATTGCTTCGTAGAGATACACATAGCCTTTGCCGTAGCCGAAGTCTTCGAGGCCTTTGACGCTGTGTGTGCTGCACACGTGATCACGCGCCATGCGTTCTGCCCAGTCCACCGTATCGATGACCAGCGTTTTGCAGAGGCCAGGTGTTCGGCGGACGTAGTCTACTTCCTGCAGGAGCATGGTCCAGCTCTGCGGTGCCGGCAGACGTCTGACGTCCATATGTACGGTGCTGCCTTCTGTATCGATGAACAGAGCTCCGGGGGCTTGTGCGGCGAAACTGCTCTTCCCGATTCCTTCCGGCCCGTATATCACCAATTTCAGCGGCTTCTGCATTTTGCCGCTGCTGATTTCAAACATTAGAAAACTCCTTTCTTCCAACCAGCCGTTGTGGCCGCTGCCGACTGCTCCGGAGCGGCAAAGCCGTCCTCAATGATGATGGAACATTCCGGCCCAGTGCTTACTCTGGTGGCGATTGCTTGCAGCCCCTGTTCCTCAAGCCAGGAGCCGAAGTTGAGCAAAGTGTCCGCATCGAGTTGCTCCAGCTTGTCCAGCAGAACAAAACCGCATTTCGGATTGATCGCCCGGACGATGGCCGTGGCGGCGATCAGCTGATCAGCGCCGCTCATGCAGTCCCATTTCTTGCCGTTGTAGGTGAGCTCACCGTCCTCCACGCTCAGACCTGGGAGGGGGAGCTTCGCGGAATCCAGTAGCGCATACTTATCATGCCGGATCTCTTCCAGCTCCTTGGTCAGATCCTGGTACTGTTGCGCGTAGTGGGCGGCGTCCTGCTCGGCTTTCTCACGGTCGCAGTTGGCGCGTACCTGGATGTTGATCTGCTCGATCTCCTGCAGGCTGCGCTCGATCTCATCGGTGCTCTCGTCCTGCAGATCCAGGGCGTCCTTCTGTGCGATGGCGAGATCCGCCTCCAACTGCTGGAGCTGCTTCTCAGCGTCGGCGAGCTGGCTCCGTAGCAGTGAAACGTGGGCGGCTGTCCTGCCATATTCGTGCTCGATTTGGTTGGCACGCATCCGCTTGCGCTGATTCTCGCCGTTGCGGGCGAGAATGTCCTGCTGCTGGCGGATCAGCTGCGAGGCAGAGACGGGCTCGTTCGGCGCCGTAGGATAGTACGGCAGCTCGTCAGCATACTTTCGCTTGCGGTCGGCTTCCTGGCCGATCATGTGGCGCCGGTTGTAGACCTCTTTCTCCTTAACATCGAGGCTGCGAACCTGGTCGCCGACACCGATCACCTGCAGAAGAGTGTCGGCCTTTTCGTGGTTGGACGCCCGCAGGAAGCGCGGCAGGTCGATCGCGAGCTGCTCCACGAATTCATTGAGCAGCTGCTGGCCGGAGCGATTGCCGGTGGTGTCCACGACCTTTAGGGCGCTGTTTTTGCCGCTGCGCTCCACGGTCAGACCGTTGGAAAGCTCCAGCTTGATGTGCGGCGGCAGGGTGCTGCCTTCGCGCTCGGCATTGCTTGGGCGGTAGCGATCCCCGCCAAGCGCCCACGCGATTGCGTCCAGCACAGACGTCTTACCCTGGCCGTTCTTGCCGCCAATCACTGTGAGACCGCTTTCTGCTGGGCTCAGCGCAACGGCTTTAACACGTTTGATATTCTCGATTTGCAGAGTGTTGATTTTGATGCTCATTGTTTGCCTCCTTCTTTACCTTTCAGTCTGCGACAATTTCCTTCCATTTGTGTAGCTTGTACTGCACATCGCGCAGCGTGTCACCGTCCGGGCAGAAGACAGCAACGCAGCCGACAAAGTCCACGCCACGGACCGTGCAGCAATAGGGAAGCCCGAGCAGACGGCCTTCTTCGTTGCAGATTACAACGACCCCGAGGTCTGGGAAGGTGATGGTCTCAATGTAACCGCCGACGATTCGCTGCAGATTACTGAGTGATATGCTGCAACAGGTAGAATACCAGTCGGATTCTGGGCGCTTCAAAAAGCACCTCATTTTCTTCATGTTTTCTTCTTCCTTTCTTCTACTGTTTGATCGTGGATGAACTGCATCGCGGTTTCCCACAGCGTAAAGCGATGCGGATTCCCGTCCACTTCCACCAGATAGTAGCCGTCCATGCGCTGCAGCTTCACTTCGGATTTTCCCGTTTTTTTGCCGCCTGCCGTTCGATATATTCATCCATCGTCGTCACCGTCCATTCTTACGCCATAGCTACAAAAGTCGTCATAGTTTTCTCTGTCCATGTGGAATGAGCACCATCCAAGCCGCGGCTTATTGTACGATCGGCATTGATAACAGCGCACCACCTGCGCAACGTCGGCGGCGGGAACATTGCGAAGCGCATTGATCGCGCTGTCATACGCGACGGGCAAAAATTCAATCGCTAAATCCCGCTCGATGTATTCAGCCATCCTGCATCGCCTCCACATAACACCAGCTTTGAGGCGGCCGCTCTAAAAAGCATCCAGAATTTTTGCAATCAGGGCAGTCTCTTTTTGCAAGCCCAAGATCAGCATAAAAACAGTCGCGGTTGCTTTTCTTGAACTCTCGTAACTCTCGCGGCTTATCATAAATGCGCAGGTCGGAGATGTGCCATCCGTACAGCCACTTGCCGTCAGCGTAATTCTGGAAATCTTCCGGGTGCATACACGCACGGTCAAGGCCAAAATCGTTCCAGCGCGCGTAGTCCTCATGGCGGAACGAGAAAATCGTATCATCGTCATACTCGTCGATGCGGTCACAGGTAAACTCCCCAATGACTTTGCCGTGCTTTCCCCACGCCCCGAGCGCAACACCGCTCTGCGTGCAGTAGATATAGCACTTATACGGCGTGTGCAGCTTTGGGCGGCTCTTGCGCACCTCAACGGTCTTTGTGCCATTGGCGATCAGCTCGCACCATTTGGGGCGGATGCTCAGCATGACAGCCTTACTCATCCTTCATCGCCACCAAATTTCGCTTCGTACTGTTCAGGAGTGATAACCTCAATATCCTTTGCGGAGTAGCCCAAGATATCGAGGCACATCAACTCGGCCAGCTTTTCCTTGTTAACAGACGCCGCAGCATCCTCATAGGATACGTCGGGTTTTGCCTCAAAGCTGATTTGAGCGCCGAACGCCCCAGCCACGCTAAAGCAGATTTTGTATTCAGCCATTGCTTTCTCCTTCTTCCGACAGCACCACCACGCGACCGTCCTTGTCCGCTTCCGTCAGCTCGCGCAGCCTCTCGGCCGCAACGCCAAGCGCAACAGCCGCCGCGTGGACAATGATGTCTGCATTCATGGCGCGCTTGTACTCCTCCGGCTCGAAGCCGAGATCCTCGTAGGCTTTGAGCTTCTCCCACACCTGTCGTTGCGTACAAGCGGTGTTACACGGGCGCGGCAGCTCCCGGCACCGAGCAATATCGCAAAAATTGCCATCAAACGTCAGTCTCTCCATGTCACACCCCCGCGTGCTGCAATTCCTTCAGCGCCTGCTGCATAAACGATAACTGTTGCCGCAGGTCGTCGATCGTGCGTTCCTGAGCCTTTACCATGTGGAAAGCATCAGCCACTTGGCTGTCCATCTTCGCACACCGCTCCTCTGCCTTGACCCGCAGCTCATGCTCCTGCGCCGCGTAGTCGCACAATCTGCTGACGGCGTAGCGCGCTGCCGGCGAGAAATCCGCGCTCGAGCGCGGCCGGTTCAGTAGATCGTGAACTTTTTCGATTGGGGTATCCATTACGCCACCCCCAAGAACGAAAAAATTGCATGAAACAGCCACCCCGCCAGTGCGATACCGGCGATGAAGGACGCGCAGACAATGCCGTCCTCAACGCCCCATACGATGTAGCGGCGCACTTTGGCCTTCGTGCTGGGGTCTCCAAATACTTTCATATGTTGATTCCTTTCTCTTGCCGTGCTATGATAAGCACCGGTGATTTTAGATTTGCCGCCCGCGGAACTTCTACGTCCCGGGCGGCTTTTCTTTTTTCACAATGCGAATTTCTGCGTCGACCCCGTTCTGATCGCACCAGAGCTTCGCAAGGGTGAGCAGCGTGCGGCGTGCCAGCTCTTCACGCTGCTCATTTGTTAGGTTGTTAATTGGCATAAAAGCCTCCAGTTCTTGTTTCCCCTTCGTGCGAGTGATAGAATCATTCTCCGCCCAGTTCACCCCCTGACAATCCGGCGCAAAAGCGCTCGAAGTCCGCTTCATTTCCGGCGCGGAACCGCTCCACATCAATGCCGGTAATGCTCAGCTCCGCTACACCTTCCTTCACGTCGAGGCGGATGCCGCCAACGCCGGCGCCGATCATAACGCCGTCGAGCAGTACCGCACTCTGCCTTCCGTTGCTCGCGATCATCATTTTCGTCGCTTGGTACATGTCCTCACCTCCAATCGAACAAATTTCATGCAAAACCATCTGCACGGTATGCATTGAAGCCATTTTCCCGGTTGATTTTATGGCATTTCTGGTTTATACTTATTACATTCTGTGAAGGTTCAAGGAGGTGGTCATTTGACCAAACTTTTGACCTTGCTCGTTCCAAACCGAGAAGTCGGCGTAATGCGATAAGCAGGTGCGGAACCGGAACCGCAAAAGTGAGCGGCACATCATAGAAGCACGAGTGACTGCGTGCGTTTTTTGTCAAAGGTGGCACGCGCACTGGAAGTGCCAGTTTAAAAACTGACGTTCCAACCGAATGGCCAAGCATTCGGGGCAAAAATCTGCAGTGTGTTTTGGTAAACAAATTTCGGAACAAAAGCATTTGTAAGTCACTACAAATGTTTTTGTTTACCAGGGCTGTTCACTCTGCGTGTACTTACGACGCAAAAAAAATTGCCTCTACTGACGTTTTGTAATATTGCGCCAGTGAAATCTTCACTTCGTCCCTTGGATTTCTCAGTCCCAACTCGTACATCGTCAGCGCAGATGCGCTAATTCCGTTGTCCGCCGCAACTTTTTCGCGGCTAAGGCTCCCGCGAAGCGCAAGCAACCGCTCCCCGTTTTTTTTCATATCATACATTTAATTTCCCCCCTTCTTTCCGAAAGTTCACTCAAAGTGTACACCTTTTGTTTCTGGCTGTCAACACCAAAAGTGAACTTTTGCTTTACAATCATCACATATTGTGATATTCTGCGATTATCTAAATTTCAGAAGGGAATAACCATGGGCAATTTACCAGAAAACATTATTGCGCTGCGCAAAGAATACAACCTCACGCAAGAGCAACTTGCAAACAAGTTAGGCATTGCGAAAAGCACTATCAGTATGTATGAAAATGGCAAGCGCAAGCCAAGTTTCGAGGCGCTTGAGGCGCTTGCCGACTTTTTCAATGTTAATCTCGGCGTGCTCACTGGCCAAGAATTAACTTATTCTTCATACAAGGAAGATCTTCCCGAACGCAAGAATACAGTCCGCATTGCCGGCCGCGACGGAAGCTTCATCGAAAAAAAATTGAGCGACGACCAGGTCGCCGCTCTGAAAACACTCATTGACCAACTCCCCGAAGCCGATGACCTTTGATGTAGTCCTCGAATTGCGCATATACCAGCCGCTCGAGCGGCGAGGTTAAGAAGCGCTGCCGCCGGTACAGCTCCTGCATCCTGCTCCACCTGAATTCGGCAGCCGCTCGGCTGATGTCGCACAGCCGCTCAATGTCCTCGGCCGACTGAACGCCGCAGCCCCAGAGCACGCAGGCCGGGGCAAGCAGGCGCGAGGCAAACACATTGGCCGCCTGCTCGATGGGGTTGTCACCCGGCTCCGGCTCTCGGCACACGAGGTCATACCGGCCGACGTGGCCGAGGATGATGTGCCCCAGCTCATGCGCGCAGGTAAAGCGCTGCCGCGCCGGGATCGCCAGACTGGACACCATGATCGTCGGCGCACCGCCGATGATGGTGGACATGCCGTCGTTGCTGTCCCGCTCGGCCGGCGTATACCTCCGCACGGACACGCCCAGTGCCCCGCACACGCCGCTGATCTTGACCGGCAGCTCCGTCACATTGCAGTCGATCAGGATGTGCCACGATGCATCGCGTGCGTCTTTGTAGTCTCTGTAATTCATTGCGATCGCCTCCGCGCTTATTATGCGCAGGGGCAGCAGCGTAGCACAGTCCCTTTTATTGTACTGCAAAGAAAGAATAGACATTCCGACCATAAAATGATAAAATTGTCGTAATCCGCCGGAAACGGCAAGAAAAACGAGAGGAAGAGTGTCTATGAAAAAGTGCAAATTTTGCATGACAGAAATCGACGACAAAGCGAAAGTCTGCCCGCAGTGCGGCAGGAAGCAGCCCAGCAAGGCCAAGAAGATCGTTTTGATCGTCCTGCTTGCCCTGTGCGCGATCATCGTGATCGCCGCGATTGCCGGCGGCAGCGGGAGCAAAGACAAACCGGCCAACGCTGCCGGAACTGTCGAAACGCAAGCCCCGGAAAACACTGACCTGGTCGCCAAGCTCAGCTATAACAAGCTGGAGACCGTCACCGAACCCACAGAAGGCCGAACGGATTACGGTACTCAGTGCATCAACGGCGCGATCAAAAACACGTCCGGTAAGCAGCTGTCCTATGTTGGCGTCACCTTCGCACTGTACGATCAGGACGGCAACCAAATCGGCACTGCCGTTGATAATATCAACGATCTGACCGCGGATTCCACGTGGAAATACGCGGCCCACCCACTCACGACAGATCAGTTTGCCTCGTATGAGCTGACGAGCGTTGACGCCTGGTAACACACTGACAATAACAACCGCCCGGGCGCACTGCACCCGGGCGGAACTGAAGGTAATGCGTTCTTGGGGGGGATACGCATGCAAGAAGAAATCTACAGCGCCATGTACCGCATGATCTGCAAATACGGCTGGGGCTGGGGCATGACGTGCGATATCATCAACCGCCAGTACGGCACGAACTACACCGTCAAAGAATTCAAGGAACTGTTCCGGCGGTATTTCTTTTCTAAGCAAAAATGAAACCGCCCCGGTGCTGGAACACCGGGACGGCGAATGTAGACCTGGATGAAGTATAACAGAGCTACCCTTTCATGGTAGCACATGGAGGAGAAAAAGGCAAGTGAAAACAGCATTGTACTGCCGTGTTTCGACGGAGGAACAAGCGCGAACAGGGGAGAGCATCCTCGATCAGCGCCAGGCGCTGGAACGCTGGGCAAGAGACCACGGGCATGAAATAATCGGCGTATACGAAGATGAAGGATTTTCCGCGCATAAAAGCTACAAGAGCCGGCCGGGGCTATCGCGGCTGCTCGATGATGTCCGTGCCGGCAAGGTGGAGTTGATCGCCTTCACGAAATTCGACCGCTGGACGCGCCGTGCCGCGGACTATTACGAGCTGCAGGAAGTCCTAGACCGGTACCACGTCCCATGGACGGCGATCCTGGAAGACTATGAAACCGTCACGGCCGACGGGCGCTTCAAAGTCGGAATCATGTTAAGCGTGAACCAACACGAGGCGGAGCGCACATCTGAGCGTATTAAGTTCACGTTCGCGGAGAAGCGTAGGCGCGGAGAGATCATCAGTGGCAACATGCCGAAGGGATATAAGCTCGTCGATAAAAAGCCGGTGAAGGATCCGGAGACAGAGGACGGCATGAATGCGTTCTGGCGAACTTATCTCAGCGGCACTGGCTTGAAACCGGCAATCATGGCGGCAGAATCGCGTGGCGTGCGCCTTTCTACATCCACGGGATCGTTTATACTCAGAAACGCAGAAGCGTACACAGGCAAAATACAGGGCGTTTCGTGCGAAGCATATATCACGGAAGAAGATGCCGCGCGTGTGTTGGCCACGAGAAAGATAAAGGCAAAAGCGTCTGGCTACACTTATTTGTTTACCGGCCTTTTGTATTGTGGGGAATGCGCACACCGAATGGGTGGGCATCGCAACTTCTGGGAACACAAAGACGGGAGCCGTGGCTTCCAAGTATATTATAATTGCTCGCATCGGTATAGGACCAACCAACGCGAATGCAGTAACAGTGTAAACATCTATGAATCAGACATTGAACGTGCGCTGGTTTTTGGATTGAGCGATGCCATCGAAGCGGAAGCCGTGAAGATGGAGGCGCAGATCGCAGAAATGCGCCGGCAACGTGAAGCCGCTCAGGATGTGCAGCCGGTCCGCGAAAAGCTCGAGCGCAGGAAACGCCGGGCGTGGGAAGCGTACCTCGACGAGATAATTGACAAGAAGGCATATCAGCGGGAGGCGGCAAAAATCGATGCCGAGCTTGCCAAGATCGTTCAGGCGCCCCAGATCGACGAAGACGCACCACGAAAAATCAGGGAGACCATGCCGGAAGGGTGGCGGGAACTGTATTTCAAGCTCGATGCACAGCATCGCCGCAAATTCTGGCTGCAGACGCTGCAGCGGATTGATGTTTACCCAGATAGATCTATTTCAATCACTGTAAAGCCTGGTGAAAATCCGTTTATTACGCGAATCCAGCAACCGGACGGGTACTGGATCGAGATCGTGCCGGAAAAGTGA